CGTAGGCTGAATGCCTTTGGTGTCTCGTTCGGCAAGGAAAGCCGAGAGTCCGAACGCAAGGTTGATGCTGCCGCAGCTCTCGTGTTGGCGCGTGAGGCTCGCCGTAAGGCGATTGAGGCGGGCGTATTTGAGCGTCGCGTCAAGCCGGGGGACGGCACCGTGTACGGCTTCTAGGCACCTACTCAAGTAGTAGGTACCCGGGCGAAAGGAGATGAACGAATGTCTGACGCTCGGGACCTACTACTAGCAGGGTTGGCTAAGCGCAAGCTTGAGATGCCGGAACTGATCCGCGTAGACAAGTACATGCGCGGGGTTCAGGACATGCCTTACATGCCGAAAAAGGCTGAGGCGGAGTTCCGCACCCTCGTCGCGCGGTCGCTTGAGAACTGGCTACCGCTGATTGTTGGCGTGGTCGCTCAGAATCTACGCGTTGAGGGTTACCGGTCTTCACAGAACCCGGATGACCTAGCGGCATGGGGCTACTGGGATGCGAACCAAATGGATTCGCGACAGAACGCCGTTCACCGCGCTGCGCTGACGTTCGGTGTTGGTTACGTGGCCGCTCTACCGGGGGACAGTGGTCCGGCTATCCGGCCCATGTCTCCACTCTCGGTTACGGGGCTATCTGAAGAGCTTGACGCCGAGTGGCTAGACGCTGCGGTGAGGTTCCTTGGCTACCTCAAGGATTCGACCGGTAACCGGTTCGAGCGGTGGGAAGTCTGGGACGACACGACCGTTACTGAGATCGTGACCCCGGAGGGGGAGCACGATAAGGCCGGTAAGTGGCGCGTGGTCCGTGAGGGTTATCACGGGGCTTCCCGCTGTCCTATCGTCCCGTTCCGGAACCGGTGGGCAGATGCGCCGGACACGAAGCCTCACGAGCTTGGTGAGGTTGCTCCGCTGATTCCGATTCAGGATCGGCTCAATGAGACCACGCTCAACATGAAGATTGCCGAGAGCTATTCGGCATTCCGTCAGCGTTGGGCTTCCGGTATCGCCATTCCTCGCGACCCGAAGACCGGTCGACCGGTTGAGACGTTCCGTGCGGCTGTTGACCGCATGTGGATGGTCGAGAGTAAGGATGTCAAGTTTGGTGAGTTCGGCCAGACTGACCTAGGTGGCTACCTCTCGTCTCGGGAGGCTGCCATCAAGTCCATGAGCGCGATTGCGCAAGTCCCGCCGCATTACCTACTCGGTTCGATGGTGAACATTTCGGCGGACGCGCTTACGGCTGCCGAATCCGGGCTTTCCCGTAAGGTCCACGAGCGGCAAACGATGTTCGGCGAGTCGTGGGAGCAAGTCCTACGGCTTTCGGCGGAGATTGACGGTAAGAGCGCGACGGTTGAGGATTCGTCGGCCCGCATCATTTGGCACGATGCCGAAGCCCGTTCGCTGAGTGCGACGGTTGATGCTCTCGGCAAGCTGTCCACGATGCTTGGTGTGCCCGCTGACGCTCTTTGGGAGCGTGTTCCGGGCGTTACCTCGTTCGACGTTGCGGCATGGCGTAAGGCCAAGGAAAAGGCCGCCACTACGGATCTCGTGGCGCAGCTCATGACCGGTCAGCATACGGCGGACGTGGCTCCGGGTGACGTCCCTCCGGACGAGGGGGCCCCGGTTGGCGGTCAGTGACCTAGGTGGGCAGCTAACCGGCGCCCATCAACGCGCACAGCGGGCCCTAACTGGACGCGCGCTCAAGGAACTTGAGGCAGCGTGGGCAATCGTGGACCCGTCCGACCCCGTGTCCATGCTCCGCTACACGGAGACTGCCGAAAGGATCGTTCGGCGTGCGCACTCGGCTTCGTCGCGCGTCGCGCTGAGCTACTTTCAGCGGTTCCGTAAGGCGGAGCTGAACGCGCTTGGGCTTGTCGCTGACGGGTTCACGGTGCCGCTTCCGAACGAGCTGACTGCGGGGGACGTGGAACGGCTCTTGCGCCCGTATGGGCAGGGGTTCGTTACTCGTCTGCTGAGCGGTGGCGTGTCCGTCGAAGAGGCCAAGCGGCTAGCTCTTGCTGGTCAGTTGGGCGACTCGGTTGATTTGATCGTTGGGGGTGGCCGGAAGGTCATTGACGATGGGATCACGGGGGACCGTCGCGTTATCGGTTGGCGGCGCGTGGCTTCGTCTTCGTGCTGCTCGTTCTGCGCCATGCTCGCTAGCCGTGGCGCTGTGTACAAGGATCGCCGTTCCGCTCTCGGCTCCCGTAAGGGTGGCGGACGAGGTGGCCGGGGTGCGGGTGTTCACCGTTCCTGTCAGTGCCAGATGGAACCGGTCTATTCGAGAAAGTCCAAGCCCCACCCGAACGAGGCGCGTTACGAGCGTCTGTGGCGTGAAGCCAACGGCGACCCATTGGAGTTCCGCCGGATCGTTGAGGGTCGGGCCTAAGCCATTGCGCCTACTCAAGTAGTAGGTGAGTGAGGGGTGCCCATGGCCGACGAGGCCAAGACCGAAGAGACCCCGGCGGGGACCGAAGAGACTTCGGAGACTGCCGAGACCACCACTGAAACCGGCGGGGAGCCTGCCGGTTCGGGTGGCGACGAGAGCACCGCTGAGCTTGAGCGTCTACGCGCTCAGCTTGCGGAGTACGCGCCGATTGTTCAGGCGCACAAGGATGCCGAAGAGTCGCGCAAGTCCGATGAACAGAAGCTACGTGAGGCGCTTGAGGCTGCCGAACGTCAGCGTGACGAGGCTGCCCGGGTTCTTATGCGCCGTGAGGTTGCCGACGAAACCGGGCTCTCTCCCGCTGTTGTGGATCTGCTGAATGGTGCCACTAAGGACGACCTTCTTAAGGCTGCCAACGAGGTTGTTTCACACACCAGGGGGCGGGTGGGTTCTCGTCCGGCCCCGAAGGTTGGCGGCGGTAAGGACGCCGTGAAGTCGGAAGACGACATTGACCCGGTGGCGCTTGCTGCCGCTATCGCTAAGCGTGCCCATTTCTAATTCGGGCGTATTCCTAGAAAGGCTGCCAAATGGCTAACGTTTTTGAAAAGGCTGAGAAGCTTTCTGCTACCGCTCTCGCCCTGCTTGATCGTCAGGTGGTTCTAGCGAACCTGATTCAGCGGGATTCCGGCGCTGAGTTCACCGGCGCTAAGGGCGACACCGTGAACATCAAGCGGCCTACTCGCCTTGCCGGTGCTGAGCAGGCGCTACGCGCGGACAACTCCGGTGGCATCGTTTCCGAGAGCCTGAATGAGTGGTCCATTCCGGTCCAGCTCAACCGGCACATCTACAGCGCCGTTGACCTTTCGGACGCTGAGCTAACGCTAGACGTTACGAACTTCGCTGAGCAGGTTCTCACCCCGCAGACGAGCACTGTTGCGCGTCGCATTGAGCGCGCGGTTGCTGCGATCCTTGAGACTGCCCCCACCATCGGTGAGGTTCAGACCGACGCTGCCGGTGACCCGGTGGACGCGCGTGCGGTGCGTCGGGCGCTCGTCAAGGCTCGCAACAAGCTGAACCGCAACGACGTGCCGCTATCCGGCCGTTACGCGGTTGTGGGTGCTGACGTCGAGTCCGCGCTACTGAACGACCCGGACCTAGTCCCGGTGAACACGTCGGGTTCGTCTGAGGTTCTGCGAGAGGCCATGATTGGCCGTCTTGCTGGCTTCAACATCGTTGTTTCCAACGACATTGACCCGCGTACGGCTATCTGCCTGCACCCGTCGGCGTACATTCTGGTTAACCGTGCTCCGGTTGTCCCGGTGTCCGCTCAGGGTTCTTCGTCCAGCGTTGAGGGCCTAGCGCTGCGTCTGGTGCGTGACTACAACTCCCACACCGCTTCGGACCGTTCTTTCGTCTCGTCCTACATCGGTTTCGGTGAGACCAAGGATGCTCCGGAGGGCAGCAAGAACCCGAAGGCTGACGCTGTGCAGATGCGCGCGGTTTCGTTCACCCTTGCTGATCCTGCGGGGGCGTAGTAGTGGCTGAGCCTCTTGTTTCCATTGAGGACTTTGAGGCTCGCCTACCCGAACCCCTGGTAGGAGATGAGCGCCGACGCGCTGAACTCCTTTTGCAGGATGCTTCGGATTTGGTGCGTGAGGTGGTGGCACCGGTTGAAATTCCGGTGCCACCCCCTTTCGTTGTCCGTCAGCTTGTGATGGATCTTGCCGGGCGAGTCTTGAACAACCCGAAGGGCATCACTACCGAGAACATCGGTGATTACTCGTACTCGCTTTCTCGTACGTCCGTTAACGGCATGGCGCTTATGCCCGCTGAGCTTGAGTGGCTGTTCAAGGTGCTTGGGCTCTCGTCTATCGCGTCGGTGCACATGTCGTATGGCCTTGACCCGGAGACGCTTCGGGAACACACGCCGGTTGGTTGGGCGGACGGGGATCAAGTCACTTGGGGGTGGTAGTCGGTGCGTGCTGAGCTACTGCCGGACACGGTGACCATCGTTCACCCGGGCCGCTCAGTGGACCGCTACGGCAACGGGCAGGACTCTTGGGCCACGGGTACCCGGGAGACCGTGAACGGCCGTCTAGTGCCCCGTTCTGTGGCCGTACAGGGCAACGGCGAGTATGCCGGGGCCAAGCGTGAGTTCACGGAAGCCTCGTGGTCCCTGATCTTGCAGCCCGGAACGGCTATTGATGCGCGTTGCCGGGTTGAAACCGAGTACGGAACTTTCATGGTGCAGGGGCACCCGGTTGCGCGTCGCACCATGTCCCGGCAGCACCACATTACGGCGACGCTTGCGGCGGTGATGTGAGATGGCCCGTACGGGTGTGCGTGTGGTCATTGATGAGGCTGCCGTTAACCGGATGGTTGAGGGCAGTGAGGTCAAGGGGCTGTTGAACAGTGCCGCTCAGGCTGCCCTAGCCGTTGCCCGCTCCGGCGCCCCCGACGAGGAAGGTTTCAGTTCCTCGTTCTCCATCCGTGAGGGTGTGAAGGGGCGGGGGCAGGGGTCTTACGTCTACGTCCGGGTTTGGAACTCGTCGCCTATCGCCAACCTGATTGAGTTTGGTGCACCTAAGCGACGTGGCCCACGGCGGAATGGTCGCTACCTAGGTCGGGGCTTTGACTCCGCTGTTGGCCGACTGACGGGGGGTGGGTGATGCCCCCGGTTTTCCCCGACGTTGAGGCCATGATCATTGACTTTCTGCGGGCAAAACTTCCGGCAGGAATCGAGTTCGGGACGTTCGTCCCCCACGAGTACGACGGCTCAAGCCCGTTCGTGATGGTCCACCGCATCGGCGGGTTTATGCAGTGGCCCGCGCTGGACAACGCCACGGTTGAAATTGAGGTTTGGTCCGACTCTCGTGAGCACGGTCACGACGTGGCGCAACTCGTGGTGTCTGAACTCATGGGCACGAAGCTAACCGGCAAGCCCTTTGCCCGTGTCGTTGTGATCGCCGGTCTTGTCTACATGGTTGAAGACCTTTCGGAACTCTCCCAATGGATCGGCACTTATCAAATATCCGTTAGACCTGAAAGGGGTTAGCCCATGGCGCGAGATGCTGAGGGTTTCGACACTGACCTAGTGCGGGTGGCAGTCACCGGCACGATTTACAAGGCGCCTACCGGCACGGCTATGCCTGCCCCGGGTGCTCCGGTTCCGGCAACGTTCGTTCCGCTGGGCACCTTCACTGACGATGGTGTGGAGCACGACTTTTCGGAGGACACCGAAGAGGTTAAGTCGTGGCAGCGCGGTACCGTCCGCGTGATCGTCACCGGCCGTACTCTCTCGCTCAAGCTGAGCGCTCTTGAGTCGTCCCCCGCTGTGCTTGAGGACTTCTACGGCGCTACTCCGGTAATCGACGCCGATAAGAAGACTGTCACGGTCTCGATTCAGGCGAGTGTTTCCCGCCCGAAGTCCACTTACCTCTTTGAGTGGAAGGACGGCGACGACAAGGTTTGGCGAATGATCATCCCTACCGGTCAGGTTGCCGAAGTCGAGTCGCCCAAGTTCGCTGCGACTGAGGCTGTCACGTGGGGCATGACCGTTCAGGCTCTTGGTGGTGGCTCCGCTCTCGCTGAGTGGCAGATCACTGACCCTGACTTCGTGGCGGACATGCCCACCGTCCCGGAGGGTGGCGCGTAAGCGCTAGGGGGCCCCTACTACTTGAGTAGGTGGCCCCCACCTTCTTTCCCCATTCTTTCTGTTTGACGACGTAGGAGAGTTCCCCATGAGCAAGCCCAACAAGGCCCGGTACAACCTTGAGACCCTTCGTAAGGCTCACGCCGACAAGAACGGCGGTGACGCCATTTCGTTTGAGTTCGCGGGTGAGGCTTTCGAGATTGCGGCCCCTGGTTTCTGGCCGGACGCTGCGAAGGTTGCCCTTAAGGAGGGTGACGACATCGGCGCGGCGCGTGCGCTCATGGGTGAGCGTTACGACGTGTTCACTGATAAGGGTGGACGTGCTGACGACATCATGATCGTGGTTAGCGCGTACGCGGATGAGCAGGGTATCGACCTGGGGGAATAACGGCGCTCGCTGAGTTCGTGGCGGAGCATGGGGAAGACCTAGAGTCGGACCTTTTGCGTTTCTGGGGTCTCGACCTTTTGGCAGATTTGGGAACCCCTCGGCTGACATGGCGTCGGTTGAGGGTTCTCGTTGAGCGTCTACCCGCTGACTCGTCCGTGTTCCGGGCGGTCATTGGTGAAGATGCGGCCATGTGGACCCCGGACCGGCACCTACTAGCGGGCGTTCTTGACCGGTTGGGCGTGGTGTCCTACCTACTCGGCGGCACCCTCGTGGGGCTTGGCGCTGTTAAGGAGAACCCCGTACCCGAACCGAAGCCGTTGCCCCGTCCCGGGGTGGACGACGAGCCTAAGCCTGCCGAAAACGTGAACCGTGGCCTTATGTCGTTGGCGCGAAAGATGGGGCAGCCGGTGAAGCTGACTTAACACCAAGGGGGTTACATGGCTGCCACTAACGCCATGCGGGCGGGTGCTGCGTACATTGAGCTACAGGCACGCGCTGACAGGCTTATGTCTGATGTGCAGCGTGCCGCGCGACAGGCCGGTATGGCTGCCGGACAGACGCTTTCGCAGTCCATGTCTCAGCGCATGGCGTCGATGGGTTCCACCATGTCTCGCGTAGGCGGGACGATGACACGGAATCTCACGCTTCCGCTTGCGGGGGTTGGCGCTGCGGTTATCAAGATGGGCTCTGATTTTCAGTATCAGATGGCCCGTGTAAAGAACATCTCTCAGTCTTCGGGTTCTGACTTTGAGATGATGCGTAAGCAGGCTAAGGACCTTGGCGCTACTACGCAGTTCAGCGCCACGCAGGCCGCTGAGGGTATGGAATACCTCGCGATGGCTGGCTTTAAGCCTAAGCAGATTTACGAGGCTATGCCCGCTGTGTTGAACGGTGCGGCTGCCGCAAATATGGATCTTGGCGATACGGCAAACATCGTTTCCAACATCATGACCGGGTTTGGTCTCAAGGCGAATGAGGCGACCCGGGCGACGGACCTTCTTACGAAGGCTTCGCAGATGGGTAACGTTGACGTTGCCGGTCTTGGTGAGTCGTTCAAGTACGGCGGTTCCATGGCCAAGATGGCGGGCATGTCCGTTGAGGAGACCGCCGCAGCGTTCACCCTCATGGGTAACGCTGGTATGCAGGGGTCCATGGGTGGTACGGCCGTTGGTGCTGCGCTGCGTTCCATGATGAAGCCGAGCAAGTTTGCCAAAAAGGAAATGGATGCCCTAGGGCTTTCATTCCAGACGGCGGACGGCAAGCTAAAGCCCCTCCCGCAGATCATTGATGAAGTCGGCAAGTCCGGTGCCACCAATGAGCAGTTCCTACGCATCTTCGGTACTGAAGGTGGCCGCGCCATGTCTGCTCTTTCTGAGCAGGGTTCGGGGGCTATGCGGAAGCTCACGAAGGATATTGAGGGCGCGTCCGGCACTACGGACCGATTCGCTAAGGACATGGGCACGACCGCTAAGGCGGGAATGTATGGCTTCACGTCGGCTATTGAGGGTCTGGCAATCGCCGTATCTGAGTCCGGCGTGTTGGACGCGTTCACTAAGGTTCTGAACAAGGTTACGGAGTTTGTTCGGAAGCTCACGGAGACGAACCCGACCATTCTCAAGTGGGGCTTTGCGTTCCTCGGTGTGACTGCCGCGATGGGTCCGACCATCAAGGTTATGGGTCTGCTGTTCGGCTGGACTGCCAAGCTAGGTCCGGCATTTGGGCTCGTCTCTAAGGCAACTACGGGAACCATCGGTGCACTTGGCCGGTTGTCCGCTGGGTTCCGCTCGTCTCAGGCTGCCGCATCGGCATTCTCGGGACGGATGGGCTCACTTGGCGGGGCGATACGCACGGGTGTGAGCGCTGTTGGGTCCGGTCTACGGACGATGGGCACCGCAGCTCTGAACCTGGGCCGTTCGGCCGGTACAGCGGCTCTCAGCGTCATTCAGGCCATGGGGCGAATGGTCATCAGTGCTGCGACGACTGCAATTCAGTTCGCCGCTCAGATGGCCCGTATGGCTGCCTCCGCTGTGATGAACCTTGCTCGGGTGGCTACCGCTTTCGTTGTTCAGGCAGCACAGGCTACGGCTACGTTCCTCGCGTCCATGATCCGGGTTGCTGCGGCCACGGTTGCTCAGTTCGTGATGATGGCTGCCCGTGCGGTTGTGTGGGCTGCCACGATGGCCGCTCAGTGGATTATTGCCATGGGTCCGGTTGCGTGGGTGATCGCCGCTGTGGTCGCGCTCGTCGCTGCAATTGTCCTCAACTGGGACAAGATCAAGGCTGCGACGCTAGCGGTATAGGACTGGATTTGGGGCAAGATCAAGGCCGTTGCCGGGTTCATCAAGGACATCTTCCTTAACTGGACCCTCGTTGGCATCA